TAAATTCTCGTTAAATATCCACAACATAACTACATTGCTCCAATATTAAAATACTGATTGTCATAATATAAAGTAACTTCTAATTGTCCTGTCGATGCATCTTCCACTTCATACATAACAATATTTTCACCTTTTTGCAACTGGAAGAAAGAACTATCTAATGTTATCTCTCCTATTAAGTCTTTTGTTTTCCCTTCGGAAGAATCATAATAATAAATGTCTTCTTCTCCATTATTTGTATTAATAACAATATAATCTTCCGTTTCAAAACTATCAACAACGACTGAATCAAACACCTTGATTTGTTCTCCTGTTGTGAGATTTCTTAGTGCTGGATGTTTTACTTCTCCATTTATAACTTTCATTACTGCTACAAATCCTGCTTTTACATCCCCTGTATTTTCTATTGTTTTTATTACCGACAACTCTTCCACACCAATTATTATACCTGTTTCTTGCGGAATTGTCAGTGGAAAATGAAATCTTTTATCAATATGTCTAAACTCTGATTTACTTCTTTCAACTTCAAAAAACATAGGGTTATAACAGGTGAATTCTGCTGTAAACAAACATAAAACCTCATTATTTTCGCTTTCCTTTACAGAATACTTTATTGGTTCATTTAATCGACATTTTAAATAATAATCTCCTGCAATTATCTCATAATCATCATAGATATTTAGAAATCTATTCAATCTTGTTTTAAAACCTATTATGTCTTTCTCTTGTTCTTTGTAATAATTCTCCCATGTTGTTCCTATTGGCATTAATTTGTTTGATACTACATAACCAATTAACTTTGGTTTTCGTATGCCAACAACTGTGCTAGATATTGTTTCGCCTATCTGAAATGGTATTCTATAAGATTCATTAGAAATGGACGGAGTATCCCAATCCATTTCATCAATAACAAATCCTGTTGAACCATCTTTATTTATTGTTATGTTTTCTTCTGTTCTTTTGTTTTCTATAACAATTTCATTTATCAAAATATCACCTCTTTCTAAATACCATATAGCAATTCTTTTTTGGCTTTTTTCATTTGCCTTGAATACTCATATGGGTCTGGCTTAGTGTTATAGAAATTAAATGTATCCCCTCCTTTATCTTGTTTATCTGTTCCCTGTTCTTTTGTTTTATCTACTTTTTCTCTCTGGTCATTTATTCTTTCAAATGTTGCATTATTCATTTCATTTAATTGTTCTAACATTTCCAGAATATCTGCCATATCCTCTTTTATACTTCCAAGACCATCTAACATAGTCTCAAATGTATTTTTCATTATTATAATAAAACTTTGCATACTTGCCAATACAGAATCAGTAATTTTGCTAAATTCATTTTTATAAACCTCAAAAGAAACACCTACATTGATTTGTTTTGTATCAACATCTGACAACCTATCTAATTCTGTTCCTAATTGTTCATTTACCTTTGGCATTTCATTTTTCAGTCCAACACCAACTCCCTGTGCAATAAAACCGCCAATTTCTGCAAATACCCTTGATGGGGATTTAATCTTTAATGTCTTTTTAGCCGTTATTGTTATTTTATCAAATTCCTTTTGAACATACTTTAAAAAATCTGGATATTTTGACTTCATTCCTTTTTTCAATCCATCTACAATGTTCTGTCCAATTTGTTTTGATGTATCTTTAACTCCAACACCTAATTTTTTTAAATCATTTTTATATGTCTGTTCTAATTTGTCTAATTCGTTTCCTGCATTATTTACTAACGACTTAATCTGATTTATATATGTTGTCTTGTCTATTTCTCTAACTGCTTCTTTTGTTGCTAACTGTTGCTTTTCTTTCCACAGGCTGACATACTTATCCAACTCTGTATCTGTCATACTATTTAATAGCTTAATGTCTGCTAAAGAATCCACACCTGCTTCTTGTAATTCCTCAATAAGACCTTTTTCAACCCCTCTCTTTCTAAGAGACTCTAATGTATTCTCCCAATCCTTTAATCCGCTAACTTGACTCTGTAAATTATCAACCAAACTTTGCTTTGTGTTTTTTGATTGACTTTCAAACTTTTTAAACAATGACAACTGGCTGTTTATTTGCTCTGCTCTTGATGTTACTGCGCTATCATATTCAGACATAACTTTCTGAATATCTTCATTTAATTTTGTTTGTACTTCCTTAACATTTTTTGCGTATTCTTCGTCAAGTGCTTTTATTTTTTTGTTTCGTTGCTTCTTTGCATCACTTAATTCTGCACTTATCTTTTTATACTTTGCTGTTCCCTTCTTAGATTGTTTTAACATCTTTGCCCAGAAATTTATTTCCAACTGCAAACTATATTTGTTGTGCTTCTTTAACTCATTTAATCTTTTATTTCCTGCACTAATGTACAACTTTGCTAACTGTTGTGCATTTTTCTTTGCGTTCTTCTTTTGTTTATTTACACCTTGTATAACACCCTTAACTATATTCTGTCCGACTTGCTCGTCAAACACTTTTGATGGTGAATGAATACCCAATGCGGATTTTGCTCCATCAACTATTCCCTTGAAGAAACTTCTCACCCTTGAAACAAAAGAATTTCTCATACTCTGAATACCGTTCCAAACGCCATTTACAATGTTTGCTCCAATAGAAACCATCTGCGAAGGTATTGACCTAGCTGTGTTTACAACACCATTTTTTAATTGATTTGCCCCTTGCACACCCTTGCTGTGCATCTTAGACACCCAAGAGGTTAGTTTGTTAATAACATTTGACAGGGTTTGTTGTACTTTACTAGGTAGACTCTTGATACCATTCACAACCCCATTGATAAAACTTCTTCCTGCCTGTATAGCTTTTGTTCTCATGCTTGCCGCCCATTTTGTTACGTTTTGAACAGCTTTTGTTAAAAAATTTTGAACCTTACTTGGCAACTGTGTAAACCATTGTATAATAGCTGTTATAAATGCGCTACCTGTTTGTTGTGCTTTTTGACTCACCTGTGTTGCAAATTGTGCCACTTTTTGAATAGCCTGCGTTAACCACATCCATATCTTTGACGGTAACTGGCTAAACCATTTAATAATAGCCGCTATATACTGTGGTAATTGTACCGTTGCAAAATTATATATTCCTAATGCAAACTTAACTATATAACCAATTCCGAGTCCTATGGCATAACCTAAATAATATGGTATCTGATTAAAAAATGTTATCATACTATTTATTGCATTTGGCAATGTTACTGTTACAAAATTCGTAAAAGCTTCTGGAATTGTCACTGTAAAAAATCCAATAAAGCTGTCAACAATTCCTCCGACTAACTCAACAAAACTATTAAATGCTTCGGGAATTGTTTCTGTAAAAAATGCCACTACATTGTCTGCGAACCCTTGTATTGTTTCAACTGCCGAATCAATAAATTCTGGTAAAGTTTCTGTAAAAAATCCTCCAACTATTTCAAATGCACTATTTACTACTTCTGGTATTTGTTCAAAGATTTCAGATATTGTTTCAAAAAATGTTTGAAACACTTCCGCTATATCTTCCAGACCTAATGCACTCAATATGTTTGCTCCGAGTTCTCCAACTAACGACAATATGTTACTTGCCAATCCTGTTATCCCTGTCAGCAATCCGCTGAATATTGTTCCGATTCCTTTTGTAAACAAATCTACATCACCATTAATAATTCCAACGGCTGTTTGCACAATTCCCTCAATAATCGTCATGACAGATTCTATTACTGTCGCTACCCCTTGAAAAGCATTTGTAAATAAAGGTGCTATCATGTTACAAAACCCTATCCATAACGACTTGAGAACATTAATTACTCCCGAAAAATCTACATTTAAACTAGAAAATGTTTCTTTTATACTGTTTATCGACTCACCTATTTTTGCTTTGACTTCATCAAATACAGAAACTATTTTATTTCTAAATGTTTCGTTTGTTTTCCACAATGTCACAAAAGCCGCAACCAACACTCCGATGACTGCGACAACTGAAAGGACAGGAACTAACATCCCACTGAATCCTGCCATAAGGCTTGATATAATTGCAGGAATACCACCCATTTGCATTGCCAATCCTGCATAACCTGCTCTTACAAGGTCGATTGATGTTTTTATCGTTTGCATTGTTGTCCCAAATGTCTTGAAAGCCGCTACTGCCATCGAAACAAATTTAAACAACTTCCTCATGATAAGCATAACTGGCCCGATAGCCGCCGCAACTAAACCAATTCTAACAATCATATCCTGTTGTGCATCTGTCAAATTATTAAATTTAGTTACTAACACATTAATGCCATCTGCTAACTTTCTGATATATGGTGTCAATCTTTGACCTATTACAATGCCTGCCCCCTCTAATGCGGATTGTAATAATGTTAAAGAACCTTTTAAATTATCCAACTGTGTTTCTGCTTGTTGTGCCGCTGAACCTGTTGCACCCTTCAATCCTGTTTTAAACTTATCTACTGTTTTTGTTGTTGCCGCTGTCATTTTGTTAAAAGCATTCATGCCATAGGTGGTAAATATTTGATTCTTTGTTGCGTTTGCTTCTTCATCGGACATACCTGCAAAGGCTTTTGATAATTCATCCACAATATCATTAAAATCTCTAGCTTTTCCAGAACCATCATATGCGGATATTCCCAATTCATCTAATGCTTTTTTTGCCTTTGATGTTGGAGTATAAATATCTGCCATTGCTCTGGCTAACATCGTAGATGCTTCTCCACCTGTTATATTCTGCTCAGCTAATCTTAACAAACTTAATGTTGTGCTGTCAACACTTTGTTTATAATTGTTTGCTGTAGCCGAAACACCAGATAAGGCTTCTCCTAATCCTCTAACATCGGTATTAGCCAATGTTGCTCCTTTTGCCATTAAATCAGCATACTTTTGAGCGTTATTCATTGAATCTCCGAAACCTTTTACAGAAGCCGTTACATACGTTGCCGCACTATCAAGACTCATTGCTCCTGCCGATGCCAAACTCAAAACCGTTGGAATTGCCTTGATAGATTCATCTGCCGACAAACCTGCTTGTGCTAATATGTTTAATCCTTCTGCGGCTTCACTGGCTGTATACTTTGTTGTAGCACCCATGTTCAAAGCCGTCTTTTGTAAGTTCTCAAAATCTTTATTTCCATTTTTGATTTGTTTAGTCGTGATTCCCATTGTTGCCGCGACCTGTGACATAGCACTCTCAAATTTAGTTGCTACACCAACCGAAGCCGCCCCAACACCAACAAGAGGGAGAGTCAAACCTTTTGTTAACCCTCCCCCTACTGTGGAAAATGCACTGCTCAAACCTTTTAACTTTTGTTCCGTTGTTGCTCCACTTGCTTGAAACACCTTTAAATCACTAATTGCAGACTTAAATCCACTTTTAAATTTGCTTGTGTCAAGTTCAAGAAAAGCAACCGCTGAACCCATGTTCAAAGCCATGCTTATTCCTCCTATATGTCTTTGTAAAAATCAGAAAAGTTTGTATAGCTTTTCTCTTTTTCTTTTCCATTATCTAATGTTATCCAGTGCGGAGTCTCTTTATTTTTAATCCGCATTAAAACATTAATGCAGGCTTCATTAAAACAATATGCTGTGTATTCATCTTTAATAGACATTACCTCGCTTGGCAAACAACCAAATTCTTTTGCAATTGCAATTACGTTTTCGACGTTTCTAGTCTTCACAAAAATTTTCTAAATTCTTTACCCCTGTCTGTGTGTAATTAAAAATAAACAACATTTGCTCGTCTGTCAACTGTACACCTGCTTCTTTGATTTCCTTATATGTTGGTTGCACGAATACCTCTCCTGCTATTGTATCAATAACGGAAAAGATTTCCTTTAACATATTATCATCAGAAGCATTTACCGCTGTACCATCATTCATAAATAATTCATTTGTTTTAACTAATAATTCGTTCGGAATTTTCCCATTTTTAGCCATTGCTAAAAGTGATGGTCTTTTAAGTTTTGCAACAAAAGGCTGTGTCGGTGCAAACGGTGGTAAAGTGACTACCTCGCCTTGTGCATATTGTTTTAATTCTTCAATACTTGTTATCGCTAACTGTTCTCTATTTACTTCTACTGCCATTCTCTCTT